AGTGTATGTGGCCTATGCTAACACCAAAGGCTTGAAACCGAATGTTGTATTAAATCCAATAGCATTAGACAGGCTTACTGTGGAAGGTCAGCAGGATGTAGCAGAGAATTTTGCCGATGGTCGTAATCCCCAAGACAAAGGCGACAGCAAACGACACGGCATACCAAAACATGCTAGTTTGTCCGGTTTAGATAAGATTGGACGCGGCTCTGGAAGAAAAGCTCAACTCGCTAGATGGCAGGCGAATATGCGAAGAGGACGAGCTAAATAATGTTTAATTTTATAAAATATGTAGTAGAGGGCAAAGAGATCAAAACACTTGAACAAGTGAAATTATCCTATGCCCGAGATGCCTTGGAACCTGTGTTAAGTGAAGATGCCATAGATTATCATTATGGCAAGTTATATAAAACTTATGTTAATCGCTATAACAGCGGCGAAGGCGATCCAGACTTCAATGAAGCAGGTGCTTACTTACATAGTATCTACTTTCCACAACTACAGATTCCAGATGAATCCAACACTCCAATTGGTGCATCTAAAGAATTTATTGACAAACACTTCAAATCTTTTGATAATTTCAAAGATGAATTTACCAAAGTTGCCATGGGCATACAAGGAAGTGGATGGGCTTATCTTGCTCGTAATGGTGAAATCAAAACTATTGTCAATCACCAAATCAAGAATGATATCATACTACTAATAGATTGGTGGGAACACGCCTTCAACATTGATTATCTTGCAGACAAAAAAGGTTATCTAAATAATCATTGGAAAATTATTAATTGGAACATTATAGACGCTCGTTTATAAAATAAACATTGACATGTCTCCTTGTCTAGTGTATAATTACTTACAAGGAGATTTTTTATGGGTAAAGCATTTGGAGCGCCTGAACAGGCCAAAATTAAACAAATTGTTGCAGAAGGCATGACTGTCATGCAAGAGATTCAAGACCTTACAGAAGGATTGAATGAAACAATTAAAGCAGTGGCAGAAGAATTAGAAGTTAAACCTAGTGTTATTAAAAAAGCAATTCGAATTGCACAAAAAGATCAATGGGACAGTGTTTGGAAAGAATTTGACGATTTGGAAACTATTGTAGATATCAGCGGGCACTCACATCGCAAAGAAGATTAATGTATAATATTTTTAATGATATAATTAGTTGGATAAAAGATGACTATAAGACTTACCCTTTACGTTTTATCGTGGAAATTGTGGCTTGGGCAATTAGCATTGGCTGTGCGATTACAATGGCGTTCACAGTACCGACTCCGCCTCTTATCATGCTGTATCCTGTATGGATTACTGGTTGTGCTTTGTACGCTTGGGCCGCTTATAGTCGTCAATCTTTTGGTATGCTGGCTAACTACGTTTTGTTAGTAAGCATAGATTCTATTGGCCTAGTTAGAATGTTAGCTAAATATTTTTGAGAACGGCATTGCGAGCCATAAGTCGCTAAAAGATGGTCAGTGAGCCATAAAATCACGAGGAGAAGAATATGAGTTATGTAGACGCGATCTGGAATCGCGATAAAGACATCATCTATGTTGTCGAACGAGATCCTAAAAAAGGCAGGATCTTTCAAGAATACCCAGCCCGGTATATTTTTTATTATCCGGACCAGCGAGGTAAGTACAAATCAATTTACGACGAGAATCTCAGTAAAGTAACTTCTAAAACTTATAAAGAGTTTATGAAGGAGAAAAAGATTCACAGCAGTCACAGCCTGTACGAAAGTGACATCAATCCTGTATTTAGAAACCTAGAAGAAAACTATCTTGGCAAAGATGCTCCAAAACTAAATGTAGCGTTTTTCGATATTGAGGTGGACTTTGATCCAGAACGTGGTTATGCAAGTCCCGACGATGCTTTCATGCCAATTACTGCTATCGCTGTTCACCTACAATGGATGGATACATTAATTTGTCTTGCTGTACCCCCTAAGACACTGACAATGGCAGAAGCCGGAGAACAAGTTAAAGACTTTCCTAACACACACTTGTTTGAAACAGAAGCAGAAATGCTAGAAATGTTCTTAGAGCTAATAGCAGATGCAGATGTACTAAGTGGTTGGAACTCAGAAGGTTTTGATATTCCATATACGGTAAATAGAGTTACTAAAGCACTGAGCAAAGAAGACACTCGCAGGTTCTGTCTATGGGATCAGTTTCCTAAGAAAAGGGAATACGAAAAGTATGGAAAAACGGCTATTACTTATGACCTGGTTGGTCGTGTTCATTTGGACAGTCTCGAGCTGTACCGCAAGTACACCTATGAAGAAAGACACTCGTATCGATTGGATGCGATTGCCGAATATGAGTTAGGTGAAACTAAAACAGTCTACGAAGGTACACTTGATCAATTATACAATAACGATTTTAAAAAGTTTATTGAATATAACAGACAAGACTGTGCGCTACTTGACAAGTTAGATAAAAAATTAAAATTTTTAGATCTAGCAAATACATTGGCACATGAGTGTACCGTATTGCTACAGACCACTATGGGCGCGGTGGCTGTTACTGAGCAGGCTATTGTAAACGAAGCTCACCATCGTGGTCTTATTGTACCAAGTCGACCACATCGTGATGAAGATGCTAACAATCAAGCCGCAGGTGCGTATGTTGCATATCCTAAGAAAGGATTGCATGACTGGATTGGCTCAATGGACATCAACTCGCTATATCCAAGTGCAATTCGTGCATTAAACATGGGTCCGGAAACAATTGTCGGTCAACTACGTCAAGATAAAACTGACCAGTTCATTCAAGAACAAATGTTAGTACACAAGAAGTCATTTGCGGCTTCGTGGGAAGGAATGTTTGGCAGTTTAGAATACGAAGCAGTAATGCGTCAAGACAAGGCCTGGGAAATTATCATTGATTGGCAGAACGGTGAAAATGATGTGTTAAGTGCGGCAGAAGTATATCGACTAATATTTGAAAGCAACCAACCTTGGATACTTAGTGCTAACGGCACAATCTTTACCTATGATCAAGAAGGTATTATTCCTGGCTTACTCAAGCGTTGGTATGCTGAACGTAAAGATATGCAGAAGAAACTCAAGGCGGCAATTGATGCTGGCAATAAAATTGAAGAAGAGTATTGGGATAAACGTCAGCTAGTTAAGAAAATTAACTTGAATAGTTTGTATGGTGCTATTCTTAACCCAGGATGTCGTTTCTTTGACAAGCGAATCGGACAAAGTACTACACTTACAGGTCGCGCCATTGCTCGACACATGGCAGGAAAAGTCAATGAAATGATCACAGGTGAGTTTGACCATGTAGGTAAAGCAATTATCTACGGTGACACAGACTCGTGCTATTTCTCGGCGTATAACACATTAAAGATCGATATTCAAAAGAAATTGATTCCTTGGGATAAAGACATTGTAATTCAATTATACAATACCATTGCTGATAATGTTAATGCTACATTTCCGCAGTTCATGTTAGACGCATTTCATTGTCCTAAATCAAGAGGCGAAGTAATCAAAGCTGGTCGTGAATTTGTTGCTATCAAAGGCATCTATATGACCAAGAAACGTTATGCTATCTTGTATTACGACAAAGAAGGTAAACGTACAGATATAGATGGTCCAGGTAAGATTAAAGCCATGGGATTGGATCTAAAAAGAAGTGATACTCCAGAATTTATGCAAAAGTTCTTAGAAGAAATTCTAACCAAAGTACTTAATAACGCACAAGAGAAAGAGATACTAGAGCGCATCAGTGAGTTCCGAACTGAGTTTAAAGCTAGACCAGGTTGGGAAAAGGGTAGTCCAAAACGTGCTAATAATATTGCCGACTATCAAGCACAGGAAGAAAAGAAGGGCAAAGCTAATATGCCCGGACACGTTCGTGCTAGTATCAATTGGAATACTCTAAAGCGTATGAATGGTGACAAGTACAGTCAACAAATTGTAGACGGTATGAAAGTCATTGTATGTAAGGTCAAAGACAACCCATTGGGCTTTACATCAATTGCTTACCCAGTCGACGAACTACGTTTACCTAAATGGTTCCAGGATTTGCCGTTTGATCATGCAGAAATGGAAACTACCATTATCAATAACAAACTTGATAACCTCATTGGAGTTCTAGAGTGGGATCTAGAATCTACAACACAAGATAATACCTTTGGCAAATTATTCAGCTTTGACTAAAATATTACTTGACTTTTCCCCTAAATCTAAATAAACTATACAAAAGGACTATAACATGCAAGACTTATTAAAAGATATCGTGAGTCATACTCACAACCTAGGTTTCCTAAACATTGTAAAAATTACAGGTGACGAAACTACAACAAAGATTGACTCAATGGCAGATGATCGCACAGTAGTTATGTTTGGTGAAACAGCAAATCCACAGCCAGAGATGGTTGGTGTGTTTGGTATGCCTCAATTGAATAAATTGAAATACAATCTTGATTGCCCAGAATACAAAGAAGATGCAAAGATTGAATTGATGACCGCAGAACGTAACGGTGAAACAATTCCAGTTGGCATTCACTTTGAAAATAAAACAGGTGACTTTAAAAACGATTACCGTTTTATGAATAGTGAAATCATCAACGAAAAACTTAAGACTACTAAGTTCCGTGGTGTCAAATGGGATGTCGAAGTTAATCCTACACAAAGTAGCGTACAGCGTTTTAGCTTCCAAGCGGCAGCTAACAGCGAACACGCAACTTTCCTTGCTAAAACAGATGGCGATAAATTGAAGTTTACATTTGGTGATGCTAGTAGTCACGGTGGTGAGTTTATTTTTGCCACAGACGTTAAAGGTAATCTAAACAAAGGTTGGACATGGCCCGTTGCACCTGTATTAAGTATCTTGAAAATTGCAGATGTTAACAACACTACAATGAGTTTGTCTAATGAAGGTGCATTACAGATTACCCTAGACAGCGGCATTGCTACTTACAAATACATTATTCCTGCACAGACTTAATAATGAAACAACAAGTTAACCTAACTCCACTACAGAAAGACTATGCTGTCTATTTGCCAGCTATAAGTTCTTTCTATAGCACCTATGTTGCTAAACAACGATTAGAGAAATTTATCTCTGATGAACGTATTCCAGCAGGGTTTGATCGCGGCATTGAAGGAATGAACTTCCTTAATCCAGAAGAAGGCTACTTTACCTACAAATACGGTTTGTATTCAGCAGGTCACGCACAGTTGGATCTACAAAAAAGTCTTGTACAAGAATCTATGATCCAACAACGTGATCGTAACAACACAATGATTCTAGGCGACTCCGGCGGATACCAGATTGGTAAGGGTGTTCTTAAGTTTGATTGGTTAGACTTTGAGGGTAAGGAAGCTACAAAAACTCGTCAAAAGATTCTTGAGTGGTTAGAAGTAACTGCTGATTGGTCAATGATGCTGGACGTTCCAACATGGGCTTGTGATCATATTCACAGTCCTAAAACTGGTTTGAAAACATTCGAAGACTGTCTAGATAAGACTCGTTATAACAACGATTACTTCCTAATGAATCGGTTAGGACAGACCAAATGGCTGAACGTGCTACAAGGTGGTGATTGGAATACTGCTGAACAATGGTATCAAGGTGTAAAAGAATTCAGCGACCCAGCGGGTAAGTATGCAGGTCGTGAAGCAGAAGGTTGGGCCTTTGGTGGTGCTAACATGTGTAAAATGGATATTACGTTAAAGCGCCTAATGACCTTGCGTGAAGATGGTTTGCTGAAGGGCAAAAACTGGATCCACTTTTTGGGTACAGCGCAACTTGACTGGAGTTGTTACTTAACTTTGATTCAACGACAAATTAGGAAACATATTAATGAAGAGCTTACCATATCTTTTGACTGCGCCTCACCGTTTATCGCAACAGCGCACGGACTTGTCTACACAAACGCAGTACACACACCGAAAAGGTGGAGTGTTATTATGGACAAAGCCCCAGATAACAAAGCACTTTCAGGAAGCGATATCCCATTCCCATTCGAATCAGAAATTGGTAGAAGGTTAACTCTCGCAGATATTTGCCACTATGCACCAGGCATGTTAAACAAAATTGGCAAAGAAGGTAAAACTTCTTGGGATAGTTTTGCCTATGCTTTAATGATGGGTCATAATGTTTACTGTCATATTGTTGCTGTACAACGTGCTCAACAATTAATGGACATTGAAATAGCCAAGACCAAAGATAAACTTTCATGGAAACATTGGAAGAAAGTTAAATCACAGGATATGAGCGATGAATACAGTGATTGGGTTCCTCGTAATATCTTGTATTTTAATTCCTTGATTGAGGATTTGTTTAATACAAAAACAAAAACAGAAGCATTTGATATGATTGAACGTGCAGGTCCATTCTTACGTAGTCTAGAAGGTGCTCGATTACAAGGCGGTCCTAAACAAAATGAATTTAGAAATTTATTTTCGTTTGATGAAGTAACATCGTCCAATGAAGTTGATTTAGAAAATCCTGATGATGATCAACTAAGAGCATTAGAAGAAGGCAACTTAGGAGAATAATATGGCAACTCGTAAAAAGAAAACAGGTGTTATTGAATCTGCTGAAATATCAGAATCAATGGAAATGCCCGGAACTATCGGTAGTGCAAAACTAATTTTCCCCAATGAACCAAAAGTAGTTAAAGGTAATCATTTGACTGTAACTACACATCCGGATGGAAAGACTACACTAGAATGGGACGACGAAGCACTAACGCGAGAAGTTAGAGAAGCATTAGCAAGTGTAGAAGCTAAACCAAAACGTAAAATAAAGGAAAAATAATATGACACAGACTATACCAAATGTAACATTCGCATTTCGCGAAGGAGACGAAACACCAGCAACCGGAGGTTGCCCAATTGGGGGTGATTTTGTTTTTAAAACAACTGACGACCTATTTGCCAATAAACGAACAGTATTGTTTAGCTTGCCAGGTGCATTTACACCCACTTGCTCAACATATCAACTACCTGGCTTTGAAGAACAGTTTGCTGACTTCCAAGCAAAGGGCATTGATGCAATCTATTGTATTAGTGTTAATGACGGCTTTGTTATGAACGAGTGGGCTCGCGCATTAAACATCAAGAACGTTCAAGTTATTCCAGACGGTGCAGGCGCCTTTACAGAAGGTATGGGCATGACCGTTGACATGAGTGCTATTGGATTTGGCAAGCGCAGTCGTCGTTATGCGGCTATTGTTAACAACGGCCAAGTAGAACACATGTTTGTAGAACCAGAATCAAGTGCAGACAATCCGGATCCATACGGAGTGTCTAGTCCAGAAAATGTACTAGCACACACATGATTTGGTAATATTATCTATTGCACTGATCCATTAAATCTGTTATACTAGTATTATGAAACGTGATTATACAACCGGCGAAGTAAGCGATGTACAATTCTTTACAGGGGTAGAGATTGAACATACTCCAGCATTTGGAAAGATGACATTGTTTGTAACAGGCATACATTCAATAGAAGAAATTGCATTAAATCTACAAGGATGTGAACATATTTTCTTTGGTGCTAATCATAGTTTTAATCCACAGACCTATGAAGAACATAAAGCATGGGAAGAAATGATATTCTTTTTCCTTAAAAAAGAATATCTGTGCAGTTTAGATATTCCTATCAATCAGGTAGAAGAGTTTCATGAAAGCGGCTACTGCGAATACAATAATTTTATTCCGCAGATTCGTATACCTATTCCATATATTAAATTGTGGAATTATAATACAATGATTAAAATCGACGACAAAGATTTTAAAGCCACAAATCCAGGTGTATGGTCCCATAGCCTGCATAAATTAATGGACCGAGAACAGTTTACAGACTGGTCACAATATAAAAACGACAAGGTGATAAAATGATTAATTCAAAAATTACAAAACAGGCGGCTCAAGAAACCTCCGAACAAAAACTTTTTAAATTACTAGAAAGTATTGACTGGAAGCTATGGGAAATGTATAATATGTTGAAAGACAATTTGCCAGAGCAACCTAAGACAACAAAAAGGAAAACTGAAGAATGATTAAAGAAAATACAGTTGTTAGCTTAAAATTGCTAACTGGTGAAGAAGTATGCGGAATGTTCATTTCTGAAGATGCACAATTGGTAAATCTAGATAAGCCATTTAGATTAATTCAAAGTGAGAACGGATTTGGATTTGTACCTATGATGGTTACTACTGATCCTACACTACCGCATTCTGTTTTTAAATCTTCTATTGCAGTAATTACTCCTACATTCAAAGATATTGTTGAACAATATGATTTAGCAGTTAGTCAAATTCCTCAAGCACAAGCTCAGGTAAAGTCAACTACTAAAATTAATGCTACTGCACAACCTTCAACTAAAAAATCAAAACTTAAGGTTTAATGATGAATGATGTATCAATGATTTGGGTTACCTTCCGCAAAGAAGGTATTCACATGTATCCTGC